TTAGTATTTTCGTTTGTTGTGTCTTTCTGGATTATATTTCTCGAATCCGGCTGCTGTTATCGCCTTTTTCAAACGTTTTTCAGCTTTGAATACAACATTCTTCACTTCTATGGATTCTGCCCGGTGGTTTTCACCTGGTTCTTTGTCTTCGCAGAAACTGCCATTCAGAGAAAAACTGCCGAAATCATCCAGATTGAGAATATTTCCATCTTTCAGAATAGCCTCTATTCCCTCTAGTATCATACTTAGATTCCTGTATGCGTCGCCTTTGGTGATATTGTTTTTGTCAGCTAAGTATTCAACAAAAGCTTTGGTATCCAAAGTGTCCCATGATAATAGTTGTACTCGTACATTCGTTTCTTTGTCGCCGGTAAAAGTATCTGCAAAACGAGTGGTTTTATAAAGTATGCTCATAATTATAATTTCTTTTAGATGACTATTATATATTACAGTTGAGTAAATCCAGAAATGGACTTATATAACCGGATAATTGCACAAGTGTATCTGGGTGGTTGCTCAAGTGAAACAGATTAATTCATGCGGATGAATTTGCTAAAAGATAAGGGGGAATTATTAATATATCGAGTAGAACTAATTACATCTTCCTTATGAATTGGTAAAAACATCTTGTCGATTAAGACGGTACAAAGATAGGGATAATAATGTTTATTCTATTTAAAGAAGTATAGAAATTTATATATTAGTAGATAATATAAGAAATACAAACAATATTGTTCTTTATTCGTAAGAAATATGCAGATTATATTATTATACTCTTTTTAGAGGGATATGCTAATTTATGTCCTCTTCTTATCTATCTCGTTTTCACATTTTCTGTCATCAAGAATAGTATCATTGTCTATATCTTCATTATATTTTTAAACAATACTCTTTATAATAAGTATCATTCTTATAATTGTTTTGTCAATTTTATGACTTTCTCTCTAATGTCAAGTCTTGATCAGATAGATTCCTCTTAATCATAAATATTCGTAGTACTTTCATTAAATAATATATACATGTGTGGATTGGCGGAATAAAAGCTAATCTAATGGAAGAATGTGATGAGCGAAATTTAATATTAAAAAATAGAAATGATTGAATTATGGCAAAAAATGAAAAAATATGGGCAATAGCGAGAAACGCGGCATTTCGGGTTGATTTTATAACAAATGGAAGAGAGTTGTATTTGTACACGACTGTGATTTATTCTGCTATGATGTGGGGCTGGGGCAAACGCATTGAAGAGAAAGAAAAAGAAATCCTGCAAAATAGTAAGTTAATGAAGTAATAACACTAAAAACTAATATGATGATTAATGACTTTTTTAGAATAGGAGAATTGATATCTGTACATATACAGAAATCTGAATTAGAGAGGAAAGAAGCAGAACTGGCTACTCCAATGCTTAATGACTTGGAACATATTCCGCAGATATTCGAATGGTTCTGCGAATTATCTGGTGATAGTGAAGATGGAGGTAAACTTAATACTGATAGGAAAATGCAATTTCTTATTATCATTATGTTCTTTTATTCCCCTATTAGCTTGACCGGGCATAGAATACCAAATGGCATCCGGGATATATTGACGGAATTATTAGGTTATAAGTCTAAGTCCGCAGTATCCAATCATTTAAAAAATCTGGTACCCACTTATGATAATTATAGAATGTTTAGAGAAGAGGTAGATCTTCTTTATGCTAGTATACGGAGTCGTTTAGAAGATCGGGGAATGTTGCCTTACATTCTTATTTTGTGACTTTTGTTGAGATGTCACGGCTAGGAGGACTGAAAATAGCTCCGTTGTTAATAATGGCAGTACTTTTACCATCGAATTAGAAAACAAGGTTTCTGCAGAAACTGCAAAAAAGAAAAAATCAAAAGCTAGCTTTTTTTATATATAAATTATTAATTAAAAATTTAAACAATTTGAATTATGGCACAATTATCTTGGGGAAAACCCACTATTGAGTTTGGAAAATGTGGAGCTAACGGAGCTGCACCTACAACATGGACAAAACTTGCATACGACCCGGTTGAAAGTTCAACCAAACTAACTCCTACCAAAGGTGAAAAGAAGGAAGCTAAGGTAGAAGGAGGCGAAAATGAAGCCGTGAAATATGCAAGAAATACCTATGCATTCGAGTTTGAAGTTCGCGCTGCAAAGGATCGTGTGAAGCCAATTGTCGATGCTGATGGTGTAGTAGAAGGCGAATATGCATTCCGTCTGACGCCGGAAGATGCCACTTGCGAAGGTATTCTGATTGAGCGTTCCGTGGTTTCTCTTGAGGAATCTTATGACACTGCCGAAGGTAAGAAATGGAAATATACTGTAGACGTGTTAAAACCAGCGTCTGGCAACCAGGTGAAACCGTATCTTGCACCTGAGGTGTAATGAACTGATTCTCTAACCTTGAGGGTGTGTCTTCATGATGCACCCTCTTTTTTATCAATAACGCTATGAATATCAATAAAGAAATCGAAATCAGCGTCTCTGATGCCATTGTCGAGAAGCCTATCCGCTTTAATGTAGGTAAGTATTCTTTTAGTTTTTACCCATCTACGTTGGGTAGGATGCAGATCCTTAAGAATCTCTACCTTGCCATGAATATCAATACGAAGCTATTGTCAATCAATCCGTTTGCTGAAGCTCTGCGGGTTTGTCGGTGTAAACAGGAAACAGTCTGTCAAATTATCGCCTACTCTACCTTCAATGAGAAAAGGGATGTTATGGATTTTAAGAAAGTTTCTCAGCGTGCTATTCTTTTTAGAAAGAAAGTGTCTGTGAATGACTTAGCCACCCTGCTAACTATCATTCTCTCTGCCGATAAGGTGGAGGAATTTATTCGTTATTTCGGTCTTGATGCCGACCGCAAGTTGAAGGCGCAAATCAACTGCATCAAAGGTGAGGGGCATAGTGTCACTTTTGGTGGAAAAAGTATTTATGGCCTGTTGATAGACTTCGCCTGTCAGCGCTATGGGTGGACGATGGATTACGTGTTGTGGAGTATCAGCTATGTCAACTTGAGCTTGTTATTGGCAGATGCTATCACGACGGTGTATCTAAGTGACGATGAACGCAAGAAATTGGGTAGGGGAGATGGGGAAGTGATCAATGCGGATGATCCTGCAAACCGAGACTTGGTACGGAGAATGATTAGTGAATAATAATTTAAAAATAATAAGTATTATGGCAAATTTGAATTTTAAAGTAGAAGGCAATAGTGAATCCTTTATCAAGGAAGCGGAACAGATAGATTCGTCTATACATACACTTGCAACAGATATAGAGGAACAAGAACAAAAAAACGGTGAATCATTTAAGAAAACGGCTGCTAGTTTTGCTACCATAGGGATTATTGGCGGTTTGGGCTGGTCAGGAGTTTTTCGTGGCATTAAGACAGCGGTTAGTAAAGCTATGCCTGTTTTGGGTGCTATTTCTACGTTAGCAGATATTTATTCCCTCATAATCTCTCTCACCAAAACACAGCGAGAAGAGCAGAACAAATTGAATGACAGCATGAGTGTTTTTAATAGATCTGTACAGAATCACGCTGCCCAGCCGATAGCTGCCATCGAGCGGTTGTCTACCGAGTTTCAATCGCTGGGTGACAATATGGACGCTCAGCGGCAATTCATTGTTAAGAACAAGAAGGCTTTTGATGAATTGGGCGTGTCTATCCGTAATGGATATGATGCTCAACAGTTGTTAGTTGACAATAAAGATACGTTTATTGCAGCCCAAATTGCTAAAGCTACCTCTTTGGCTTACCAGGATAAGAGGAAGGAAGTAGCAGCTAGATTAGCAGATGCATATATGGCAGTTGCCAGAAAAGAGAAAGATGATGCTGTAGATGTGGAATACAAGGCACCTATAGGGGGAGAAGGTCATGATATCATGAAAGCCAACGAAAGCCTCAAGCATTTCCGTGATGCTATGTACGTAATTTCTAAGGAACAGGTCGAAGCATCGAAGAAAGAAATGGAAGACCTGATGCAGCTAAGTTTACAAAGTGAAAGGGAAGCGTCGGATCTGATGGCAGGGTTGGGTGTCGCTCCGAAAGCGCCTCAACCTCGAACTATCAATACCCGGCAAATGACTGTCACTCATCAAAAAGAGCAGCAAACGTTGAAATCCGAGAAAGAGGACACCGAACGACAGGGGAAAGACAATATCGAATCTGAAAAACAAGCCATGATCGAGTATTTGAAAATTTATGGCACGTATCAGCAGCAGAAACTGGCTATGGCTCAAGACTATGCAGAAAAGATAAGAAAAGCAACAGCGGAACATGGAGCAGAAAGCCCGGAAGTGAAAACACTTGAGCGAGAACGTCAGAAATCGACTGCCCAACATGAAACGGCAGCAATGCAGGCTAATATTGACTGGGTGACTGTTTTTAGTGAGTTTGGCGGTATAGCGAGCAGCTATATTCAACCGGAGCTGGACAAGGCTAGAGCCTATACGCAAACTAAAGAGTTTACGAATACGAATGTTGCGGCCCAAACTGCATTTTTAAGCTCTATTGAAAAGATGGAAAGTATTTTAGGTGAACCTGGAGGGAACAGTTTTAAGAAGCTTGGACAGGATGTTCAGGTATATCAGGATTCGCTTCGTGCGCTCAACGATGCCAAAGCAGAAGAGGCGGTAGCTATTGAAAAACTCGTCAAAGCGCAAGAGGATTATGAGCAAGCGCTAAAAAAAGGTAGCCAAGCGGAACAGGACGCTGCCAAAGAGACTCTAAATACGGCGAAGAAAAATGCTGATGAGGCATCGAACCATGTACAAGAGCAGACAAGTGCTGTCACGCAGAACAATCAAAGTTTATCTGAAACTGCCACGAATCTCAAGAAGAATATGGATAATGTTGTTCAAGGACTATCCAAATTGTCTTCCGGTAGTTTGAGTGGCGCGTATAGTGGGATTATTCAGGCGTCTAATGGGATAAAGGACGCGATAGGAAAGACGTCTGAAAATTTGAGAGAAGTTCCTATTATTGGATGGATTTTGTCTATCATTGATGTGCTTAAAGATGGTTTGAGTAATCTGGTAGGTGGGCTGCTGGATGCAGTGTTCAGTGCTATTTCCGGTATTCTTGATGATGTACTGTCGGGAGACTTGTTCGTCACCATTGGAGAATCTCTTCTCTCGGGGATTAGTAAAATATTTGATGCTATTTCTTTCGGTGGGTTTAGTTCTTTGATGGATTCTATTACTGGTAGTAATGCCAAGGAGGTGCAACAAGCGATTGATAAGTTGACGGATCGGAATGAGGTATTGGGAAAATCGATAGATCGACTGACTACGGTGATGGATGACGCGGCTGGAGGAGAAGTGATAAATGCTTACCAAGAAGCAAAAGTTTATCAAGAAGAACAAAATGACAATATGCGTCAGATAGCGAAAGAACAAGCGAGGTATAGCAGTAGCCACCATAGTTGGAACTACTATATGGAATGGACTGCGGAGCAGCTGGACTGGGCGCGTAAGAATGTAGATAGTAATTTTTCAGGTACAGAGTCTTTATGGAGCTTAAGCCCCGAAGATATGAATCTTCTTTTAAGCAATGCCAGTATCTATGAGCAGATTAATAATGCGGGAGAAGGAGGTTATGGTGAACGTGTGATGGAAAAGTTGGAAGCCTATGCTGATCAAGCAGGAAAGTTAGATGAACTTACAGACAAGGTTCATACATCCCTCATGCAGATATCATTTGATTCTCTCCGGGATAGCTTCCTCAATTCATTGATGGATATGGACAAAGATGCGAAGGGGTTCTCTGAAGATTTTGCTGGATATATGCAGCGTGCGTTGCTCAATTTTGCATTGGGCAATGAGCAGGATGGGATCTATAAGAGATTGAAGGAATGGTATGGTAGAATAGCTAAGCTCATGGAAAGTCAAAATGGTAATCTCACAGAAACTCAATTAGATGATGAGAAGAAAAAATATGATCTTATTGTTCAGGATGCAATAAACCAAAGGGATCAAATAGCGGCGATTACAGAATATGGTGAAACAGAAGGAGGTAACTCATCTAGCCAACTAGCATCTACCAGTGGCGGATTTCAAACAATGTCTCAAGATACAGGAAATGAACTCAACGGACGCTTCACTGCTTTGCAAATATCGAATGATGAGATTAAAAATTCTATGCAGTTTGTTTTGGGAAGTTTGTCAGTTTTGTGTACCACTACTTCTGATGGTAACTTTATTTTATCGGATATGCGAAATTTGGCGGTAATCTCTAATGGACATTTGGAAGATATTGCTAAATATACAAAAGTGATTCAAGGCTTTGGAGAGAAATTGGATAATATAGATCAGAATACAAAAAAAATATAACCTTTCATTTGTTTTTTGCAAGAATCCCAACTTTGGCAATTTATCTACTAAAGTTGGGATTCTTTTCCAGTTATTTTCCTTTCAATAATTTACGAAAATAAGCTATTCCTTTTTGTAACGAATAGCAGCTTCGCCACCGCTATGTTCGTCTTCCTTATATCCCGACAGCGCACCACTACTTAGACGTAAATATTCTCCGTCTAACCAAATGTTTTGTGTTCTAACGATTTCGTTGTCGTCGAATGTAATAATGAGAAAAACTTCTGCTTGAGTTTTGAAAAAATTAACAAAATCATCGTTTTTGATAACAGAAAATGTACCTGTATCACGAAATTCTGATGAATAGATGATTGTGCAAGTGCCATCAAAATTAAAAATATATTCTTGCTTCCAATCACTCTGTGATATGTCCCTCCAACCCATGGGCTTGGATTTATCACTATTATTGTAGCGTTGTGCCCCTTTCCAATGTCCCACAATATTTGCTTTTACCGCTTGATATACTTCTTCTTGCTGCGCCAGTACTTTCTCTCTATTGGTGAGTTCAGATTCATCATTTTTAGAGCAAGCTATGAATAACATGGTAAATGTTATTGCTACGAGAAATAAAAGATTTTTCATATTTTATAGTCTTTAGTTGTTTATTGTTTGTTGGATGCAAATGTACGGAATATTATTAAGATGGCAAGAAAATTGAGGGTAAATATATATTTTTTTTGTTTACACACAGAATGCAGGGAAACATCTCTTTTTGAGTACATATAGAGAAGAAAATCATTCAACGGATTTAATGTGGCAGATGAGAGACTGATGAGTAGTGAGTAATAATTTAAGAAGAATAAGTATTATAGTACTGCATTGGAAATGAATATACCTACAGTATCGGATATAGAAAGGAAAATGGCAATATCCCCAAGGTAGTCTTACTCCGGTGTTACACTGGCAAATAAAGCAATACGGCTTCGTGGAGACGCTTACTATTTATACTGTTTGTAGGACATATAGATCCAATGTGTAGGACATATAGATCCAACGTATTGGGTATATAGTTCCAATGAGTTGGATATATAGCTCCAATAGCTCAATTATTAGTGTCTTCTATTTTATCAAATCCGTGACTCTAACGTAAGTGTCACGGATTCAAGGATAGCTTTTCTTTTGAGTATTTCCTTTGACTCTATCTTTGCTCTCATTAAAATTTAAAAACGGAATATAAGTATGAAAGACGAATTGTACATTAATGGAAAAGATGCCTACACCACATGGGGCATTAGTATGGACAGCACTTCCCTGTCCTTTCTCATGACTCCTTCAGCCAATAAGGCATATTTAGAGAATGAGAGCCGTTTGGAACATGGTAAGCGAGTGACGGTGACCAACCCGATGATGGACGCTCGTGATCTGACACTACAACTGCATCTGACAGCCGATACGGAAGAACAGTTTTTCTACCGTTATCGTAGCTTCTGCGAGGAACTGACTAAGGGAAAGTTGGAGATAGCGACAAAGTATCAACCGGGCTTGGTTTACAGAACCATCTATCTGTCGTGTAGCCAATTCAGCCAGTTTATGCGTGGTATTGGCAAGTTTACTCTTAAACTAAATGAACCAAACCCTAATGATAGAGCAGTATGATAGTAGATATTAAAGATACAACCGGAAATATTCGCTTTTCTACTCCCATAAACAAGGGATCAAAGCGTAAATTCACGTTGATGCAAGAAGACTATATAACTTTAAAGTTTTCTTTGGATCATCCTGTTTATTTCAGCTTAGGAGATGGAATAGATAATGAGCTAGGTGTATTTGAACTTATAGATCTTTATAAACCTGTTTATAATGCGGAAACAGGAGGGTATGACTACGAACTCCGTCTTGATGCTTATTATTGGAAATGGAAGAACAAGAAGTTTTTCTATACTCCGGAATCTATAGGGCGTGAGGCGAATTGGAATCTCACAGCTCCTCTCGAAACTCATTTGGAAGTCTTTGTTGCTAATTTAAATGCTCTAGGCTATAAATTCAGAGAGCAGGAATTTATTCCTAAAATAGACGATACAGTAGAGCAATCTTCCAAGCTCGTATCTTATGACAATACGAATCTGATTGATGCACTTACACAAATGGCAGAGGCATGGGAATGCGAATGGTGGATGGAAGACAAATACATTTGCTTCGGGCGTTGCGAATTTAGTTCTCCGGTAGACTTCAAAGCTGGCGATTTGAAGGATATCGAAAATGTGAATGTTAATGCCATGCAGAGAAGCGACAGCCAAACAACGTATGCGACTCGTATCTACCCTTTTGGCTCTACTCGTAATATACCTGACAGCTACCGAAAAAGTCTGATATTTGACGTGAAGAAAGTTGAGGGACGGGATATATTTGATACGGAAAGGCCACTTGATGTTAATTATTTCCCATCGTCCTCTGTGAGTTGGAACCAGTACTCGTTTGAAGGCGGTGTGGGTAGTATGATACTTTCTAAAGGAGAGACAAAAAGTTCGGTTACGGTGACTGAATCTCTTTCTTCAGGTTCGTATTATTTGAAAAAGACATCCGACTGGATACTGAGCCTGTCTCCACTTTTTATCGGGGGGGGCAAACGTGACGGAAGGATGGTACGGAGGGTATCTGTCTATCTGCTATGATAGTGGGGACAAAACGTTCACGCTGTATAGTGGTGTGTCATCGTTCCAGCTAAATAACGACATATACGAGCCGGTAAGCAAGGTGTACTCTGACGTGCCTGATCTGATGGAACTGGAGATTCCTGAAGGGGCTTCTAACTTGAGGGTGGAACTTCGTTCTGTGGTTACTTCCGACCTACCTTTCATCTCGACTGTGCACTTCGGAGCATCTTTGGGCTTTGAGCTTCGTCCGAAAGAGAAGAATGCTGATACCTTTGTAGCATTCTTGTCCGGGGTGCATACGGGAGAGTCATTCTCTGCCGTATGCGTATTCTCATACAGCGGCAGCGGGCAGCTAACGGACACATTCCTGCGCCTTCCCGAAGGTGTAACGGCATCGTTAGGAGACAGATATACCATCAACAACATTATCAAGGGAAAAGTCCCGGGAAACTATTTTAGCAAGGACGATAAGGAGCTTGCCTTGAACGGTGTTGTTCAGAAACGCCTTATGCTTTCGGAAGGAATTTCTTATGTGGACGCTTATAGATACAGCTCTGTGGGGGAACGAATCAATATCGGAGACGAACGCTACGATAATCCAGATAACGTGGAAATGCCGGAAGAGGAAGCGATTGAGGAAATTGTTACATTTGAGGATGAATACCCTAAATATAATGGCACTATATCCAGTATCAGCCATGAAGAAAAGGAGGAAATAGATGAAGAGACAAAGAAGCCAACCGGTAATAAATACCGCATCTATACTTTCAAGGATAACGGACTAAAGAACTTTACGAAAGATTTTCTTCTGGAAGAATTACACTTGATTTTCCAAACCGGGAAACTTGCCGGATTAGACTTCACTCTTAGTCTCAAAGAGAGTGACAATACTGGAACAACCTTTAAGATTGAACGTAATAAGGATTACGGCCGCTATCTTCCGGATGACGTTCTTTTCCCACAAGCAGCTCACACAGAAAATAACAAGCCCGCTCCAGCCGATACTTACATTCTCTGTGGTTTTGATACAGCATTTATCTCTGAACAGATGTTACCGGATTCAGAGCAAGCACTACTGGAAAAAGCTAAAGATTATGTAAAGAGATCCATGATAGACCCTTCTACCTATAATTGTGAGATGAATAGCATATACATTTATAATGAGGGGGACATTCGTACATTTGAAATTGGTCATAAAGTAAATCTTATTAATAAAACTTATTTTGAAGAGGGGCGTCAATCCCGTGTTATCGGGTTTGAATGGCCTTTGGATGTTCCTTATGATCATCCTATTTATACTGTTGGCGAGACTGCTGCCTATTCTCGTTTGGGAGCAATTGAAAGTAAAGTGGATTCTTTGACTTATAAAGGACAGACATATAGTGGAATTAGTGCAAATGGAGGAGGTGGAACTAGTGTTTATGTGATTGGAGTGTATGATAAAACTCTACCATCAGATAGAAATACATTTTCCTCAAAAAGAATTATTAATGAGATTGAGGAACGTGCATTAAGTAGAACTAATGCTGATGAGGCTGCCGGATTAATTAGTTTTTCTAAGGGATTAATTTCTGAAGAACTGATAGAAGCTAACAACGGTCTTGTTGTTCGTAGACAAGAAATCATGGAAATTTCTCCAATGGCTTTAGTGGAAGAAGATGATGCTTTGGTGGAAGAGTTATCTGTGAAAAGTGATGTTATGACTTTTGGGGAAATAACTAATGTGAGTAAAGAAGTAGATGAAATATCGGAAACAAATGATTTGATAGTTCGTCTTTCAGGAGCTTCAGAGTGGACGGTTGACACAACATTATTTTCAAATGTTTCGAAATTGATGGATGAGGTCTTTCCATTTACTATGACTTTCACTGGGGGAGCTACGTATGAGAAAGGTAGCATGCAAACGATAAATCTTTCTTGGAGTTATGATCGGGATATAATATCTCAATCTATTAATCGAGAAACGATTGCGGTTAATATGCGTACAAAGCAATATGAAGGTATTGTTACTGATACTACTTATACTTTGTCGGCTATATTTGATGGACAAACTTATACGAAATCGACTTCTATAGAATTTAGATTGAAAAAGTATTATGGAGTCTCTGTTCGTGAAATGCTTACTGATGAAGAAGTATTGGCTTTATCCAGTCTATGGGCAGGGCGTGCGCAAGCTTCTACTGTGTTTGATTGTACAGGTGGTAAATATCCTTATTACATTTTACCTACATCGATGGTAGCTGGCATTCAATTCTGGATTGGAGGATTGCGTAATTCTGATTGGATAGAGGAAATTCGGGAGATTACTAATGCTTATGGATATACGGAGAGTTATACAGTTTTTAGGTTAAACAGCATCCAGACGGGTGTATTAAATATAGAAATAAAATAATGGCAATATTAAGTAACGGTAAGTTTTATGGCTTCCTTTGTTCTGCTAAAGAAACCGGGCAGAAACTAGCAAATGGAGTGAAAGAATATGTGGAAGATTTTGTGTCAGGATTTGCTGGGCATGGGTGGAAGATATGGGAATATGTTAAAGGCAAATGGATGCTGGAAATAGACTCGATTCGTGTTCGCGGACAGTTTACTGTATTCGAAATGCTGATAAGTAAAGTGAGGGCTATTATTGGTGCACAAGCTATAACACAAGGTTGTGGGAAGATAAAGACTGCTGAATTATCGGAAGATGGAACAGCTTATCTCATCACGCTGGAAGATGCTGATATGAGTTTTATGGAACATGATTTTATCCGTTGTCAGGAGTTCACTGGAGGCCAGAAGGTTTATCATGTTGAGATAGAATCAGTAGCAGATGGAATCATTCGGGTTCCTTTATCTGAATTTGATTTGGATGAAGAGGGGATAACGCTGAATCCACCGGCTCCGGGAGATGATATTGTGCAATTCGGTAATAGTTCGCACGATGAGAAATATGTAGGTCGCCATTCTGCTATTTATATGCATGCTGACGAAGGATTGCAACCGGCTATTGATGTGTTGGATGGGATTTACTCAAAAGATTGGTCAAGTTGTTTGAAAGTTCGGATGGGAGGAGATATTCCAGGTGGTGATGGAGCGAGAGGATTTTATAGTGTGAATGGAATGATAAAGGGAGTTGATAAATCAGGACATACGACTTATTGCTTATATCCGGATGGTACTGCTGAATTGGGAGATAAATCAGCTTTGTTCAAACCAAATAAGTCTGGATATATTGCTGGAGGAGCAATTGCTTGGGAATTGAATGAGGAGGAACTGGAATACGTTTGCACAATGAAAGGTGTTGTACTTACTTGGGACAATCTGGATAATGATGCAAAAGAAAATCTAAAAGGAGAGCCGGGTAAAGACGGTCTTGATATTGTTTGGAAAGGAGACTCTTCAACTCCTCCTGCCAATCCTCAAAAGAACTGGGCATATCGGGATACGGATAATGGTCAGGTTTATATCTATACTGGTGTAGTATGGGCTTTAATGGTTACAGATGGCAACGACGGGGTGGATGGTACGAATGGTGAACCTGGTGCGGACGGTGAAGATGGAATGAGGGTATACATAACCTATAATGACAGTGAAAAGGAACCGGCAAAACCTGTTGGAGACGGCACAACAGAAGGTTGGCATACCAATGCAACTGCGTCTGTTATTTGGATTTCGCAGAAAGTAGCGAAGAATGTTACTGATGGAGAATGGGGGGAAGCTATAAAAATTAAAGGGGAGCCTGGAAAAGATGCAAATCTTCTTTCGTGGATTGAGAAATGGAACGGCTATGCAACAGAGTTAGGGGAAGATTATATTGTAACTCCTAAAATGTTTAGTGGAATAAGAAACTCTGATGGTACATTAACAGGAATAGCACAAGGAAAAGATTGTTTGATCGATAAAGACGGGAATAAACATTCCGGAATCTTTGCATTAGTAGATGATGAGTCTGTTTTCGAGCTTGATCCGATAAATAGGAAATATATATTCAGAGGTAAAATTGAAACTCAGAAATCAGGTAAAAGAATTGCTATCGATCCAGACGCTAATTCTTTTAAAATGTATGATTCATACGGAAATTCGGTATTTTCTTTGGCATTTGAAGAAGAGGGCGGTGGATCATATCCACAATTAATTATCAATAATAATGATAATAATAACGAACGTATGACACTTATTGAGGGTTCTAGTATAGCTGGTCATGCCAGTATTCCGAATACAAATTGGGATATGTATTGGATTATAGATAAGAATGGCATATATTTTAGAAAAAGACAAAATCAATTCAATTTCTATATAGATGATTATTCATCGGATGTTTCAATGGGTGGAGTAATGCAAAAACTACCTTTAACGAGATTTAATCCTGGATTCTTGCCTGCAAGTGGACAAGCTAAATCGGGTGAGATTTATGTAAATTCGGATGGAATTCTTAGACTTAAGCCATAAATTAATATATTATTAAGTACTAAAAGTTATGGAACTAAACGACTGGCTAACAATACTCGGAGCTTTAGGGGGCTTGGAGGCAATCAAGTGGACCGTAAATTTCTACTTGAACCGACATACAAATGCCCGAAAAGAAGATGCTGCTGCTGATGCCGTCGAAATGCAAAACCTTCTGACCATCATTGATAGCCTCAACAAACAGATAGAGAGACTGGAAAAGGACTTGGTTGGAAGAAATTCCAAAGTGGATTTTCTGTATGGAGAGCTAAGAAAAGCAGAGGAAAAAATACTAGAGAAACTAAGTGAACTACATGTTGTAGAGTTGCAGTTAAAAGAAGCAGAATTGAGTAGATGTGATTTATGGGAATGCTTAAAAAGGATTCCACCCAAATTTAAAAATAAAATCAAGGAGGAACAGCAATGAAAATATTGATTGATAACGGACATGGTGAGAATACTCCCGGCAAACGTTCGCCGGATGGTAAACTGAAAGAATGGGCATATACAAGGGAGATAGCTGATAGAGTAATAGCCGGATTGCAGAAAAAAGGAATAGACGCAGAACGAATCGTTAAAGAAATGATAGATATCCCTTTGTCTATAAGATGTAGACGTGTAAATGATATATATAGGGAAACGGGGGGAGATGCTATATTAGTTTCTATCCATTGTAATGCTGCCGGTTCCGGTTCAGATTGGCTGTCTGCGCATGGATGGAGTGTATTTGTATCTAACAATGCATCAGTGAATAGTAAGAGCTTGGCTATATGTTTAGGGGAAACAGCTATTAAAAAAGGTGTTTTTGTTCGTCAGCCAATGCCCGGGCAATTATTCTGGATGCAAAATCTTGCTATATGTCGGGATACAGTTTGTCCGGCTATACTGACGGAGAACTTCTTTCAAGATAATAAGGAGGATGTCGAATATCTATTATCTGATGAAGGTAAACTAATGGTTACACAAATTCATGTGGATGGAATAATAGATTACTTGAAAAAAAGTAAGAGATGAAGTTACTTCCATGTATATTATTTATTCTTATCACGTTGGGAGGATGGTTGAGCTCTTGTAGAACCCAATATATTCCTGTCGAGACGATAAGAACCGAATATCGAGCTCGTGATAGTATCCGATATGACAGCATATATCATCGTGACAGTATATATGTGATAGTGAAAGGAGATACTGTATGTGAGTATAAATACAAGTATTTGTATAGATATCAGTACGTAAACAGGACAGATACTTTAATGAAGGTAGATTCGATACAGATTCCTTATCCGGTGGAGAAGCAACTGTCTAAATGGCAACAGTTCAAACTGGATTTTGGAGGTACTGCCATGTTGGTGATGATTATAATTGTGATAGTAAAATTGAAAAACTTAAAAATGTAGTAGATATGAGTGAAGAATTGAAAGGAACAAATATATATGCTCCTATTGTTCCGGGCACTGATGAAGATAAATATCCAACCCATGATAGTAAATATGGTAAGGGAGGATATAAGGAAGTCTCAACGTTGGAAGAACGTGATTCTCTTCCTGAAGAGCGTCTTCGCGTAGGTTGTAAAGTGTATGTAGTATCAGAGGGTAAAGAGTATCATTATAAAGGTGATGGTGAATGGGAAGAGTCCAAAGGAGTAGCTAAATTGAGCGAATTGGAGGATGTTGAATTTACAGAAGATCCCCGGAATGGTTCTGTCTTAGTTAAGCAGGATGATAGGTGGATTCCCGCATCGGAGATGTTTATTCCCACTGGAGAAATGACGGACGGTACTGCTATTAAGACATTTGATGATTTAGTTGGTTTTATTGTTTCCATGTCAGGAGGTGATAAGGTGCAACGTAATATTCGTGTGGTAAATAACTTGGACTCAAAAAACCTGTCTGCCAGTAAAGGAGATCCATGTATTTTAGATTTAACATTCGTATCTCAAGAACGATATAGTATTAGTGATCCTTACGAAAATACGGGGGAGAGAGGGCTGTTACAAATATCTGTTAAAAATACAGTAAATTCCGAGTACGTAGTAGTTAAGGAGATGTATATACCTTCTGCCGTTTCGATTAAGGTTGACATTGCAGAGTATTTGTCTTCGGGTGCAAATAACGTCATGGTAAAGGTTACTGGAGAAGTGACAGAGGAATCAACCCCGGCTTTTGTATATACAGTGCAACTGACATCCCTTTCTATCTCTGCTAATAATTTTAAGTGGTGGACCGCTTATACCGGTGATATCACTATGCCGTTTAATATCGGAGGAAATGTTTCTAAGGGTTTATTTATAACTGTTTCAGGAAAAGACTATAATGAAGCCTATGAATTGCCACTTGGCACAAATGTGTTTGTAGAGACAGCATTGAATTATAGTATACCGCACCCTGAAAAAACTGGTGTATTCAGAGTTTCCGCTTATGTAGCCAATGCGGATGGAAGTATTCGTACCAAGACAATCTCATTTAATATTATTTGTGCTGTGTCCGGAACACAGGAAAAGTTGATTGCAATTAATAATATGGCAGATAAAGCTACGAACTGGTCTGAAAACACATTGTTTGAATATACGATGTATGATGGTGATAATGTGAGTACTAATGCCATATTCCAAATTACTAAGGATAGTGAAGAGGTCTTTAATTCAGTAGAAGATAATATCTCTACTTCTACCAGATATTCTTTTTCATTGCCACTTGAAATAGATACTATTGATAATCAGGATTTCTCCATCATTGCTGCAATAAGGAGTGGCGACATCTTACTAACAGCCCCTCTGACTTTCCAGGTAAACAACTCTCTTGGCTATTCCGCTATTGCGGGAGCTGTTGTGTATATTAATCCTAAGACGAGAACAAACCGGCAAGGTAATCGTGAATATATGATTAATGAAATAGATGGTTCCCTGATTGAGGCTGAATGGTCAGGAGTTAACTGGGGAAATGATGGATGGGTGGATGATAGCTTTGGCTACAAAACTCTCCGAATGCTTGCAGGTTCAAGTGTGAATATTAACTATAGTCCATTCTCAAAAGAATGTGCTCGAACGGGTAAAACCTTTGAAATAGACTATCAGATTTCAAATGTGACAGATTTTTCGAAACCTATTATTACCATATCTACTCCGATAAATGATTCGTTTATTGGTCTGAATATTTATCCGGATGATGTAGTGATGTACTCTCAATCTTTGAAAGATAAGGATGTGCAGAGTCTTCACACATTTGAAGAAAAACGCACTCGACTCACACTGACAGTAATGCCTGATGCCTATGGAAATTCAGGATTTAATCTCTGTATCTTATATATCAATGGCATAAAGAATCGTGAATTCACCTATGAAAATAATGATTACTTTGCTCATAACGGCATCATTGCAATAGGTTCCGAATCTGCTGACGTGGATGTCTATGGTATTCGTGAATATGATTCGGCACTGACTTCACAGGGAGTACAGACAAACTTAGTGAACTGGATGTCTACTACAGAAGAAAAAGATAAGTTCAAGCTTGCTAATGATATTCTTGATGCGAATGGTTCTGAAATTGACTTTAACAATACAGTAGATCAGTATAACGTTATTGTGTTTGATACAATTATTCCGAGTATGGCAGATCAAACACAACGTGTCGGGACGTTGGAGGTTTATTACTATGACCATCCGGAATGGAATGTTGCTATCAGTAATGTAGCAGCTAAAGGTCAGGGAACCTCTTCTATGAAATACTGGATATGGAACACCAGTTATAAGCTTGATAAAAACCTCTCAGTGATTACTCATGCAGACGGGAGTACAAGCAAAAAGACCTGGCAGATGGTTCCTTGGATTCCTGCGGGAGAAAAGTTTACCGCAAAGAAAAACTTTGCTTCAAGTATGCAATCTCATAAGATTGGCGCTGTCAATTCATATACGGATTTATATAAACAGGTGGGGTTAAGAAACGAAGCAATGTTAACCGAAAAGTATGCCGATGCACGTGTATCAGTGTATGAACTTCCTTTCTTCTGTTTCGAGAAGTCCATCAATGATGAAGGAAAAACTGTATATACCTTCAGAGGTTTATATACATTTGGTCCGGATAAAGGAGACAAGAATACATTTGGCTATGATACGGATATGTTTCCGGGTTTGCTAAGTATTGAGGGCTCTGATAACTCACCATTATTGACCCTGTTTCGTGTGCCTTGGAACCCTAACAGTGGTAGAATCGTGTATAATGCAGACAAAGAGGCATGGCAGTATAATGGAGCTAACTCTATTAATTTTGGAGCTGGCAAAGTCGAGAATATAAGTAGATGGATACCAACCTATAATCATGTATATCAGTGTTCTCCTCGCCTGCTCCCATTTGAGGGCACTCCAGATGAGTTGAATGCAGATATGTCTCAATATCGTGTGCAACCTTATGAATTTTGGATTGCGAAGTCTGGTGATCCGAATCAATTTGACGTATATTATTATGAAGCTTCTGAAGGCAAATTCATTCCTTCGGATATCGGTGAAGGCACTATTAATTTGAAGTCCCAACTTATTGATAAAGGGTATGGACTTTCTATTTCTGATCTGACAGGAAAGAGCAATAGTGAAATGAATACCTTATTTATTAATGCTCGTATAGCTAAGTTCAGGCAAGAAGCTGCTCAATACTGGGATATTGACGACTGTTTGTACTTTATGAATAATGTTGAATTTAATGCCGGAACAGATGAGCGTGCAAAGAATACATATCCTTACTGTTTTGGAACTGAAACTTCAAGATGGCGATGGCGTGTGGATGATGCGGATACTCGTTTTGACACAACTAATAGAGGACTTCCTGACAAAGAATATAGTGTTGAAACGCACGATTTGGATGAAACCGGAGCTGCAATTTGGAATGGCGAAACGAATAACTTCTTTAATTTGATGGAACTTGCTTTCCCGGAAGAGAAAATCACAAGTATGCGTAAGTCTATGAGTGCAATGCAGGAACTCGGTGGCTTAAAATCGGGAAATGACCTTGAAAAGATATATGCTTTCTATAAGAAATACTACTTCGATCAGGCGCAGGAGTATTTTCCGGCAAATGGCTATAATGCTGATGCAAAATATTGCTATGAAAATGGTAAGCTTGCATATAATAGAGGTATCTATTCAAATGATACCGATCCAATAACCCAGTCATTAGGCGATCACTATTTGGCTGAACAACGCTGGATTACGAAGCGTATTCTTTATATGATGGGTAAATACTCGTTTGGTTTATTCTCTGCTGCCGGTACTGATACTATAACTGTACGTGCTGCCGGAAATACGATAAAATATACGCTTACACCCGCTATGGATATGTATCCGGCTATTTCCAACGGTACTTCAATTATTAAAGGAAAACGAACGAAGGCTGGTGAAGTATGTGAAATGGAAATAGAACTTTCAGGTTCTGGAGACCAACAGAATGCAATTGAAGGAGCTTCTTTTTTGCAGGATATTGGCGACTGGTATGATAAAAATGTGCAAGGGTCAATGGTTATTCAGGGTAAAATGTTGCGTGAAATACGTTTGGGGCATAAAACAGAGCCGATAACCATTTCTATTTCATCATTGACAATATCCAATTGCGTCTCATTGCAAAAGCTGATATTGTCCAATATTCGGCAATTGAGTGGTGCGTTGAATCTAACCGCGTGTACACATTTGAAGGAAGTGTATGCTGACGGAACATCTTTGTCTCAAATCAAATTGCCTTCTGGAGGTGGACTTGAATTGGTGGAATTTAGTTCTTTGAATCAATATATATCTTTATCTAACTATCCATTGCTTACGAATGAGGGTGTGGTAATTGATATGTGTAAAGAGATTATAACTGACTTCTTTATAGTGGATTGTCAGCAAATGCAACCAATGAAAATGTTGGTGGATATAATGAACTCTCAAAACGATCAAGGCACTTCTCATGCGCTGAAACGTGTTCGTGCTGTTGGTTTTACTGAAGCATATAATGGTTCAGAGCTATTAGAGAAATTGGTAGAATTATCTAATGGGACATATCAGGGATTAAGTAGTGAAGGTTTGGCTGGAGAGGATGAATTTCCTGTGTTGGATGGTACATTAAATTTCAATGCGAGTGCCTATGAGGACTCTGTTGAATTATTACGGAAGACTTTCAAAAAGTTGGTGCTAAATGTAGGTGGAGAATTCTATGTTCGTTTTGTTGATGGACTTGTAAAAGAATTGTGTGCCAAGCATTTTGGCGATGGGATTGGTACAAGCAAAAGACAAATGGGAGAAGTAACTGAATTAGGAACTGTTTTTGTGGGGACCGATATAAAGTCTTTTAATGAGCTTGCTTTATTCAAAATCAACTCATTAACTAATGAATTTGTTGGTTGTTCCAAGTTTGAGACGATTAGTCTACCGGATACTTTGAGAACATTAAATACTACTGCATTTACAGGGAGTAGCATTGCCTTAAATTTATCTGATTGCACGTATATTACAGATTTGCTGATTGATTCTGACGACATCATTGAAGTTATGCCAGAAGCTAATGATAATTTAAAAAAGGTGACTTATAATAGTGGTTCTAACAAAATAAAATTGGTTGGTTATCCAAATGTTGAGTTTGAAATAAATAATAAAAAAGAAATTACTGATTTTTGGGTGGAAAATTGCAACAAAAGTCTACCTGTTCTTTTGACTTTATTTTATACTTGGATATATGAAAACTCCCTTCAGTATATTAGAGTAATAGGATTTGATGAAAATCTTTATGGTAATGGACAAATATTACAAACACTTCTTGAATTCGCTGAAAATGGTTATCATGGAATTAATGAAGATGGGAATAGAGATGACAGTATACTTCCTGTTCTATCTGGAAAATTGCAATGTTCTGCTAGTTACTCTCCAGATAAACTTTATAGTTTAAAAAGTTATTTCCCGAATATTCAATTTAATATGACGGGTATAGCATATATAGACTTTAAGGACGCTGCTGTAAAGAAAATATGTGCATGGGATTGGGGGAATGGCTACGAACTAACCGTTGATCAGGCTGCTGTGGTGACCAATTTAGGTACTAAGTTCAAGGAGAACTCGGAAATCACCTCTTTTGATGAACTTAAATATTTTACTAGCTTACAATCTAACTATGTTGACCGTTCTATTGGTTTACCTTATGGTACTTTTTCCGGTTCCGTAAATCTTGAAAGCGTAACACTGATGCCCAATATTAAACAACTTGACGGGGCTATCTTTTATGGATGCACATCTTTAAAATCAATTGAATTGCCTGACACAATTGAGATAATAAAGAATTCTGTGTTTACCAATTGCACATCTTTATTGACGGCTAACATACCATCAGGCTTAACCATTACTGAACTTCCTTCTGATATATTCTATAATTGTGTATCCCTAACATCATTGATGGTAATTCCAGAAAAAATCATATCAATTGGTATGAGAGCATTTACGAATTGCCGTTCATTAGAGGGTGTAAAAATGTTAGGAACTACACCTCCTACACTCGGATATGCCGTATTTGATGGTGCCACTTTTCCGATATATGTTCCCCAAAAAGCTGTTAATACATACAAATCAGCTTCCGGGTGGACCTCTATATCTTCTAGGATTATAGGGTACTAATTTTCTACCAATTATATAATATGAAAACATCAAATGGTCAATATTCAATAATTCTGGAAGCTAAAGAAGTCCAGCCAGATGCAGACTTATACGCGCTAGCTGCCCCTCTTGGAACGTATATTGGGAATGTCGTATCATTAAATACACCATATCCGAGTGTAGGAGGGGTGGTTCCAAACATTTTTACACCAGCCATTGAAGTACATCTCCAAAAGGCAGCCTGTCCAAGTGATATTACTGTGTCCGGTATTTCAATTAATGATGTCAATGAAGGACAGTTTTTAAATATACCAGCAGGAAATCCTGCTGGCCTATACGTAGATGGAATATCTACCGTCAACAATGATGTGCAACCATCAAAAATAGAACTTTCTATTATTTCTATAGAACTGGGTATCGTCATGTGTTTGAGAGATATACATCCAGCAAACACGACACCTCCAAGTTGTTTAATATTGGGCATCAATGTCACACTTTCTAGGTTAGTACAGTTTTCGAAAGTCCCATAAGGCAAACCAATAATGATATAATCAGTATGTATAATTTGTAAACTAACAAAGTATTTGAGTTCATCAAAAGAAGTAATAACCGAGTTCTCCTTGAACTTGGTAATAATATGTAAATAAAAGAGTAAAATGAAACAGAGAAAAATTATCATAGGAAACAATATTCCTAGTTTTCACTTAATAGCATCAGAAGGAAAAATATTACAAAGAATTTCTGATGGTGATATTTTTGGTCCTGAAATATATTTAGGATATACTTATTATATCAATGGGGAAAAACTTACAGAACCATTGTTAGAATTACCAGAACATTTTATTGAAATAGATGCTCCGGAGGAGTATATAAATGAAATAAATACAATTGTGACAATATCCAGTAACAGTAAGGATTTATCTGAAATAAGTTATTAGACGAATGGAAATATGAATAGAAAAACCACCCTGCTTTTATTAAGTGGGGTGGTGATTTATTGGGATGAAAATCATGTTGTCAATTTGATAATCTTACTAATATTTGATATTATATTGATATAATCCGTACCTTTGCGCAGTAAACACAGACTAAATTTACAAACTAAATAATTACATGAAATGAAAAAGATTTTATTTTTGATGATTTTGTTTTTCCCTATCGTATTGAGTAGTTGTTCGTCCGATGATGATGATTGGATTGATTTGAATTCGGAAGATATTGTAGGAACCTGGTCAACAGGTATAGAGGGTACTCATAAATACATTAAGTTTGAGAGTGATGGAACTGGATATTACGCGCTTCTTAGCGGGGCTACCTTTGTATCTAACTATTTGTTCACCTATCAAATTTCAGGTGATAAAATTAATATCCAAATAACTTATTCTGATGATGGAAATAAGCTTAAAGGACAGAAGCGAGTGTGGGAGTGCTTATTTTCAAAAGATGTATTGAAGATAAAAGATGGCTCATTGGAAAATGGCACATATAAAAGACTGGGATATGATGAGTAA